GAGTATGGCGGGATGTACGAAGTGTCCTGTGCGGTCGCGAAATCCTAACTCGGAGGTAGAACCCGATGGACGAGAAGATTTACGAAAAGATTGACCAAGCGATCGAGATTCTGGCCGGCAGGATTGTTCAGACGGTCCAACCGGACCAGGCGATGAAGTTCACGCAAGCCGCGTTGAACTTGGCGCATACGAAAGGGGTCCTGACAGCAGTAGAGAAAGATCGCGGTACGAAAAAGGGGGCCGGCTCTTAGCGCCGGCCGCAGGCACAGGTGATTGATCCTCACTGAGATGCCTTGAACATCGCAGCCTTCAAGGGGCCGCGCGAAAGCGTTGGCCCCTTTTTTCTACCCCCAAAGGCTGCCGATGATTAATCTACATGACAAGCTGGCTCGTGGCCGACTCTTGAAGGCCGTCAAAACCTCGCGAGAGGCGATGGAGCCGTTCCGTCGCGTCCGCAAGGAATTGATTCGCGACTACGTGGGCACGTGGTACAGCGAAGGCGGTGCCCGGTCTAAAACGCTTGTCAACTTGATAAACCAGACGGCCCGGATCTACACCGTGGCCCTGGCGGCCAACAACCCACAAGTCATGGTTTCTACCCCGCTCGTGGAGAACTGGCCGTTTGCCAAGCGATTCGAGGTCAACCTGAACAAGTTGATCTCGGATATGGAACTGGATACGACGTTCCGCGCGATTGTGTTGGACGCCTTTTTCTGTATCGGTTGCGGCGTGGTGATGATGCGGGACACCGACACCCGGTTCCACGGGCTGTTGGAATCGGAGGAAGACGTCTGGCTCGACCCGGGCGAACCTTGGTTGAACCGCGTGCCGCTGGACAACCTGATTCTGGACATGCCCGCCAGAGAACTCACGAAGATGCGGTACTGCGGGCACCGCTACCGGGCAGACTTCGAGAAGGTGATGGGTGAGCCGGGCTACGACAAGAAGGTCCAGGCCAAGCTCACACCGACCAGCAAGAACACGACGACGGGCACGGACTTCGCGCAGGAGATTGCTTCCGGCGGCGCGGTAGACGACGACGAACTGAAGCCGATGATCTGGCTCCAAGATCTCTGGATTGCGGAGAGCCGTTCGGTTGCCACGATGGCGGTCGATCAGGACCTTCCGCCGCTGCTGGAGCGGGATTGGACCGGTTCGCAGGCCGGCCCGTACAAGTTCCTCTCTTTGGGTAACGTGCCCGACAACGTGATTCCAGCTTCGCCGGCGATCAACTTGAAGGGGATGCACGATTTCCAGAATCGGCTGCACCGCCGAATGGAAGAGGATTCGGACGCCCATCGAGTTGTCAACGCCTATCCGCCGGGCGGAGAAGATGATGCGGAGAGTTTGCGGACGGCCAAGCGAAACTCCTGGCACCGCATCAGCGACCCCAAGAGCATCGTTCAGCTTGAATCCGGCGGTGTTGACCAGCGGGATCAGGCATTGGCCCTGTTTATCCAGGACGAATACGACCGGTTCGCGGGGAACCTCTTGGCAAGGGGTGGGCTCGGCCCCCAATCTTCGACCGTGGGTCAGGATGAGATGATCCACGGCCAGGTCTCCCGCACAGAAGCCGATGAGCGGATGGCCGTGGTGGGATTCGCCTCGGACTGTATTCTCGACCTCGGGCGATTGATGTGGGAGGACCAAACCCTAGAACTCCAGTCTTCCATGCCAATTGGAAACTCTGGCACCACAATACCCAGCGATTGGATCGCGGACTATCGGCAGGGGAATTTCGAGGACTACGAATTCAAGGTCGAGCCGTACTCGATGGTCTTCAAGACTCCCGAGCAGAAGTTGCAGGAGTTGTTTCAGGTTCTCCGGGAGATCGCCCCGCTGTGGCCGATGTTTCAGGCGTCGGGGGCAACCCTGGACGCGCAAGCGATCGTCGAAGAGATAGCTCGACTGAAGAACCGGCCCGAGTTTAAGCGGTTCATCACGTTCGCCGCCCCGGCCGAGATGCTTGGCGGCGACCAGAACACCGTTCGGCAGTCGCCAGTTACGTCGCGGGAGACGGTGCGGAAGAACGTTCCCACCGGTGGGACCCAGGCTGCCCGATCCGCAGTGCTCCAGCAATCCTTAATGGGCGGAAAGTCTGGCAACAACAGCCAACAGGCGGCGGCGATGACAAGGAGCCCGGCATGAGACAGAAGTACAAACCCAAGCGCAGCAAGATATTTGGGACCCCGATGGTGGCGAATACCTATCGGGAGCACGACCCGCTGATCTCCGAAGGGCTCGGCTGCATGAGGTCGCAAGTGCCCGAGATGCGGGAAACGATACAGAAACACAACATCAAGGGCGTCCAGGTGCGCGACAGCGGACAGCTCGAAATCACCAGCCGACGCGGCCGTAAGGAACTCTGCCGAGTGCGAGGGCTTGCAGACGCAGACGCAGGATACGGAGACCAATAATGGCGACAGCAGAGTTGAAAGACGACGCGACCCACGAAGAAATCCAAGAGACCGTGGATCAGATCGTGGAGGACCGCAAGGGGGAGGAAGAGTCGCCCGAAGAGAAGGGCGACGCCCAGAAGATTGCGGAAGACCGCGACGAACCAGTAACCGAAACAACGACTGCCGAGACCGAGTCCGGCGGCGATGATACCGCCAGCGATGGCGATGAGTCTTCAGAGGGCCAAGCCCAAGACTGGCTTGATGACGACCTGAAGGCCGAGTTGACCGCGTATGGGATCGACGAGAAGGAACTCGCCGACTTCACCAGCCGCGATGAATTGGAACGGGCGATGCGACTGTTCGACCGTAGCGCATTGGAGGCCGGCCGCAAGGCTCTGGCTGACGGTGACAAAGGCACGAAGGAAACCAAACCGGCTCTCGACGAGCAGGGGAAGGTTGCGAAGAAAGAGCCCGAGAAGAAGGAGCCCAAGGAAGGGCAGTATGAGATCAAACTTCCGCGAAAGGAGCTTTACGACGACGACCTGAAGGAGGATCTGGTGGACGAATTCACAGGGATGCGTGACCACTACGAATCCCGGATGGACGCTTTGGAAGCTCGGTTTGCAGAAGCCGACGCCAAAGCGGAAGAACACCACTTCGACAGTCTCGTCGATTCTCTTGGCCATGCCGACCTGTTCGGCAAGACCGGCAAGGAGACTCCCAAGGAGCTTCAACGCAGGCAGGACTTGCACGTTGCGACGAAAGCCCAGCAGATCGGTCTGCAATCGTTGGGGCGTGGGGTCGATCTCGACAAATCGTTGGTCAATCGCGTTGCCCGCATGGTATTCGCGGAAGACCTTGGCAAAAAAGACTTGAAAGCCAGAACCCGCAAACTTTCCAGGCAATCCAACGGCCGCATGGGCGACGGAACAACCCGCCCGCCCGGGGTCCCGGAGACACCAAAGGAAGAAGCCAGACGCCATTACGCTGAACTGGAGAACGCGGGATCGGCATAGCATAAAGGAGGTGCCAGATGGCCCTCGGAATCGAACAACTCGACGACTTTGTCGCGAGTTACCTACAGAAGTACCCGATGGGTAAGTGGCAGGACATCTCCCTGCCGCTCCAGAAGTATATGTTCGCGTCCCGTCTATTCGACAGCGCGAACAAGCGAGAGATGAGCACGTCGCAGTGCAAGTGGAAGTTGAAGGTTGACAACAACGACAACTTCCAAGTCGTGGGTCTGTACCACAGGGATTCGTCCAGCCGGGTCAATGTGTTGGCCGAGGGCAGTATGAAGTGGGGTATGACCACGACGAACTACCACTTCGACATCGACGAAGAGACGTTCGCGCAAGGTGCGGACGCGATCGTCGATTACCTGGACCTGCAAGAGCAGGGCATGATGCAGGACTTCTTCGCCGGAATCGAAGACCTGATGTTCGGGGCTGGGCCTTCCAGTTCCACACAGTCCCCGTTCCCGCCCGTTTCGTTGTTGTGGTGGATCACCTCCACCAGCGACAGCTTGACGGAGAACAATGCCACTGAGGGATTCACCGGCGATGCCCCCCTTGGCTGGGCCGATGTTGGTGGCGTCAACCCGGCGGACTACGACCAGTGGTACAACCGGG